AGTAACATCAAGACCGACGATGCTGATGGTAAACTCCCTTATGCTTCCTAATTGAATTATGTCTATTATTACTAACGGTAATATCGGTCCTGTTTATCAGCCCGATTACTTTGAAGCACGTCAGGTCTTGGCTGCCGATAGTGCTCTGACTACCACTGCAACTGCAGCTTCTGATTTTGCTTTTAATGTTCTTAAGAACGAGCGTGTGGTCTTCCGTTTCACGTTGTTCTATGATCAGGATAATGCAGGTGATGATCTGCAGTACACCATTAAGTCTACTGATTCTGCTGGTAGCACTGTTACTCCTGCCTTCTACTCCGAGCATCTGAATGCTATTGTTCCTGGTGCTACTGCTTTCTTGGCAGTGACTACGACTCCTAACACTGAGGACACTCTGACTACCGCTGGCACTGGTCAAGGTATGGCTGTGATCCAAGGTGTTATCCTTGGTAACGCTACTACTGATTCTACTGTTAATCTGCTTCTGGCTAAGGAAGCTGATACTGCTGGTGCAACTACTGTCCAAGAAGGTTCTTTCCTTGAACTGCGGAGGTTCTGATAATGGCTAACTCTACGTCTGCTGCTGGTAACAACGGTGTAGCAGGTAGCTACAATGCTGCTGTTGCACGTACCGTCTCTGGTACCTATGCAGGTAGCAACCTGTCCGTGAGTGGCACTCATGCTGTTCGTCGTTCGGTTGTGCAAACTGCTGCTGGTGTTGGTTCTGAAGTTTATTCTGAAACTCAGAATCATCGCTTTGCTTATCCGGTTGTCGAAGCTGATGCTCCTGCCATCACTCGCACCTGATTAATTTTCTTTGGGGAGGGCTTCTCGGCTCTCCTTTTTTTTTATCCATATTTCCTTCGCTAATATGACTACTACTAGCGCTCTTCTAGAGCTACAAGCTGTTAATGAAATTCTGGCGTCAGTAGGTCAGGCGCCTGTCACTACGATTGAAACTCAAACTCTTACCTTTGAAGATGGTACAGAGGTTACTGAAGTTTCCAACCCGGACGTTGCGATTGTACTGAACACCTTGAACCAAACTTCAAGAGAAGTGCAGGCAGAAGGATGGACTTTTAATATTGATTATAATGTAAAGGTAACACCAGTTAATGGTGAGATCCTCATTCCTGATAACTACCTACAGATTGATGTAAATGAAAGTGATAGCTCTCTTTACAGTACCAATCGAGATATTGATGTAGTCAGACGTGAAGGTAAATTGTATGATCGTGTAAATCAAACATTCACCTTTACTGATCCAATCTACTGTGACATCAAGAAACTGTATAATTGGGAAGACCTTCCTATTCCTATTCGTGATTATATTGTAGCTCGTAGTGCTACCATCTTTAGTCAACGTACTATTGGTGATAGTACTCAATACCAAATGCTACAACAACGTGAAGCTTACACCCGAGCAATGGCACTTGAATATGAGTGCAATCAAGGTGACTTTACTTACTTTGGTTCACCACAAGGTAAGAACTATTATGTCAGCTACAAACCGTATCGTGCATTGTATCGCTAATGGCAAGTATTACACAAACAGTAGAGAGCTTTCTTGGTGGTGTATCTAAGCAAGCTGATGATAAGAAACTACCAGGACAGGTAACTGATTGTATCAATGGTTATATTGATCCAACGTTTGGTCTTACTAAGCGTCCTGGTACTAAGTTTATTAAAGAACTGACTGGTGTGGGTTCTACTGAATTGGATGGTGGTCGTTGGTTCTATATCAATAGGGATGAAGATGAACAATACCTTGGATGTATAACACCAACAGGTATTCGTATTTGGAATACTAGTGATGGTACTGAAGCAACGGTTACTACTGAATCTATTACAGCATATAATCCTATTGATTATCTAACACTAGCTGCAGGTCTAGCGAGGAATCATATTCAAGTCCTTACTGTTCAGGACTCTACCTTTATTGTTAATAAATCAAAGGTAGTTGGAACCCTTGATGAAGCTGGTGAATTGGTGCAGTTCCCATCTGCAGCACCACAAAGCTTTGGTCCAGATTTTAGAAACTTTGGTTATACTGCCAATACTGCAGCTACTATTCGATTGAAGAGTGTTGAGTTTGGAGCAGAGTATAAAATTACTATTGACGGTACTCCACTAACTACTGTTACAACTAGGAATGGTGAAGATCCAGCTTGGGACTACACAACCAACAACGCTATTCTTAGCATATCTGAAGTTATTGACTCTCTTTTTACTATTGTAGATGCAGCTAAACCTGCTGGCTCTACTGTTATTAAGCTGAGGGATACCATTGAAATTACTGGTGCTACAGCTGCCTTTACTATTACAGGTAGTGGTGGTATTAACGGTGATGAACTAGAAGTATTCCAAGAATCAGTAAACAACATCTCTGATCTGCCGTCTCAAAGTGTTCATGGGCGACGTGTTACTATTGAGAATACAGCATCTAATTCAGACACTTACTACGTCAAGTTTACAGCTGAAGATGGTGTATCTGGTAAAGGTTATTGGGAAGAGTTTGTTAAACCAAACATTCCTATCCACCTTGACCCACGTACAATGCCGCATGAGCTGCTTAACACAGGTCTAAATGCCTTTACTTTCCGACCAATCGAAATTGATAACCTACAACCAACAAGGAGTGGTTGGGAACAACGATTGGTTGGTGATGAAGATTCTAACAGTCTTCCTAGCTTTGTAGCTAATACAATTAATCAAATTTTTTTCTACAACAATAGACTTGGTTTCCTTAGTGGTGATAACGTTATCCTGAGTAAAGCAGGAGAGTTCTTTAATTTCTTCTTTAGCTCGGCATTGACTGTAACTGCTGCTGATCCAATTGACCTTAGCTGTTCATCTCTACGTCCTGCAGTTCTTAACTTTGTATTACCTGTACCACAAGGTTTGGTTCTTTTTACTGATAACCAACAATTCGTCTTGTTCTCAGATACTGGTGTGATTACACCTGACACAACAGCAATCAAATCCATCAGTAATTATGAGTGTGATCGATTGATTGATCCTGTTGATGTTGGTACTAACATTGTCTTCATGAGTAAGACTCCTGGTTATTCTAGGACTTATGCGTTGAAGACACGAGGCTTTGATGAGAACCCTGATGTGCTGGATGTAGGTAAGGTTGTGTCGGAGTATGTTCCTGACACTATTGATAACCTACAAGCTTCACCTCAGAACTCGTTCGTCTTTATGAGTAGTGCAAGTGATCCATTTGTCTACTTCTATAGGACATATGGTGATGCAGAGCAGGTATATATTCAAGCTTGGTTCCGATGGAAGCTAGCCGGTAATGTGCAGTACTGTCTTGTTGATAGGGATGACTTCATTGCTGTAACCAAACAGGAAGGTAAGTACACTATTATTCGTGCTAATTTAACACAAGCTCCTGAGGATAGGATCCTTACTACTGCAGAAGGTCAGGTTGTACAAACATGTCTAGATATGTATTCAAACCCATCTTCTGTAACGTATGATGCTAATACAGACATCAGTACTTTAACATTACCTTATACTGATATTACTGATAGGACACCTGTTGCTTTGGTTGGTGATGGTCTAGTTCAAGAGTCTGGTTATGTATTGACTGCAACACGTGGTACTGGTAATACCTTAGAAGTAGTTGGTGAGGATCTAACTTCTATTGCTAGTCAAATTTATGTTGGCTATAGCTATGATATGGAAGTTGAGCTACCTAGATTCTACTACAGAAAGAGTGAGAACAGTGTTGACTATACTGCATCACTGACTGTTGCTAGGGTCAAGGTATCCGTCAAACAATCCAGTAGTATTGAATTTAAACTTCTTACTAATGGTCGTACTGATTGGCGTAACATCCAAAGTGTTCAGATTGCTGATCAATACCTTGCTAACAATGTTCCACTTCAAGATTTGACTATTTATACAGTTCCACTTCATCAACGTAACGACAATTTTATTTTGAAACTATTCAGTGATTCACCATTCCCGTTGTCCATTACTTCAATGACTTGGGAAGGTAGGTATTCTCCACGTTATTATTCGAGGCAGTAAGGTATGGATCCTATTTCTGGAGGGATTAGCCTAGCATTTGGTCTAGGAAGCTCCATCCTCGGCATGTCTGCCGAATCAAGACGAGCTTCAGAAGAAGCTAAACTTGCCGAAGAAATATATCAATTTCAAAAGCAGGAAGCTAGGCGACAAAACAAATACAACAAAAAGACTTGGCGAACTGACAAGCGTAATCGCCGAAAGGAATACGATTACCAAGATGCCACGAATCAACTTAACTATCAATACAATGTAAAGATTCGTGAGTATGAACAGAACCTTGCTGAACGTCAATACCAGCAATCTGAGAAGAACTACAAGAAACAGCTAGCTTTCAATAATCTTGCTGCTGCTAGGGCTTACGAGTCTGAGAATCGCAGGATGCAAGAGATTGAGATTGGTGATGCATTTGCTAAACAAGATGCATTGGTCTCTGAGCTAGAAGCTGTTGGTGCAGTTCAAGCTCGTGGTCAAGCTGGTAGGACTGCTGGTAAGGCTATGCAAGCTGAATTGGCAGGCATTGGTCGTAACCTAGCAATCATGGAAGAAAGCATGAAGAGTGCTTACAAACAATACAATCAGAATCTGCAGAGTATTTCACTTCAGAAGTATGGTGCAGATATGAATGCAGAAGCTGCACGTATGTTGAAGCCTGAGCGTCTTCCAGAAATTCCTGAACCGCTTGCAGTGCCTCGTGCTAAGACTGTCAAACCTTATAAGATTAGGGTTGGTCCTAAAGCCTTCACTCCTGGTTATAACCCAACTGCTGACATCTTTGGTTCACTTGGTGATGTTGCAGGTGGTATTAGCGGTTTAATTAAAAAGTAATTAATTAACAATGGCAGAACAAATCAGTTATCAAGGGTACGCCCAAGCTGAAGGGTTCCGTCCTATTCAAGTATCAGATGCTAACGTTGCTCGAATTGGCCAAGAAGGTCAACGTATCATACGTGGTATGGAAGAGCAGCGTAAGGCTGATATTCAGAACAGAACAGAGTACCTTCGAGGTTTAAAGTACAAGAATCAGTTAGAAGCCAGTGCTCGTGATCGTAATGAGCAACTGCGTCGTGGTAATGTTGCAGACATTCAAGAGCGAAAGTTTGATAACATTGAACGAGAGATTCAAGCTAATTACACTAATCAACAGAATCTTTACAACAGTATCTCTAGCCTAAGCACTAGTGCATTTAAACTGGCTAGTGATATTAAAGAAGAGAAGTACAAACGTGACTACTCTAAAGGTTTCTATGATGCTGTAAAAAATGGTATTGATCCAATGGCTATCATGGAAAATGATAGTCAACGTAACCAGCTTGATCAAGCTGCGGTAGCTATTAATACTAAAGCTGATCAATTGGCTGCTATGGGTGCTCCTGCCCAAGCTGTTGAGAATGTCCGTAAAATGGGCAACCCAGCATATGAAGCAGGTCGTCGTGAAGCAAGATCAATTAGTGCTGGACGTAATTGGTTGACTTGGGCACAAGGTCAACTTCAAACCAATAGCACACTTCAAGTAGTTGTCGAACGTGACAACGGAGAACGTGTCGCTATAACGCCCGTACAGGCATCTACAAGCTCCGAGAAGTACGCTGTACTAACTGCCCTTAGTGAGGAGTACCTCCAAAAGTATGAGCTGTGGGGAGAGCCTATAGTAACCATTGGTAAGGCTATTGAAGGCATCGCTCGTGGTACTGAACAAATCGTTGGTCAAGCTGCACAGGCTGAAATTAAAGCTAGTCAGCAAAAACGTGTTGATGAAGATCTAGATAACTTTGCTGATACTAAAACTCCTGAGTTTTTCTTTAAGGCTTTCAACACACTAACCAGTGCTAACGGTGGTGACCGTGGTGCTGCTAGAACTCAAATCCTAGAGCTGATGTTCAAAGCAAAGGATGATAACGGTAATCCTTTGTTCAGTGATGTAGAACGTCAGAAAATTCTTGATCAAACATTCCCTGGTCAAGATAAAACCATTGGTGATCAATACAGCACTCAGATTGCTGAGCTTCGTGATGAGGCTCGTAATATAGCTAATCAACAGTATCGTCAAACTGAAGCTACCAAGCAACGAGAGTTTGCACAGATGAATGATGAAGTCCGTGGTATCATCAATGAAAAGATTGCTTCTGGTGATTGGGACGACAGTGATCTAGAACCCTTGGCTGAGAAGTTCAAGATGATGGGCAATGAAGCTGGTCTTCGAATGCTCTCTACCTATGCTGAGTTTACTAATGAAAGTAAGCAAGATGAGTTCTACGCTGAGCTGTGGGAAGAAAAAGCTATCAAAGGTGTTCTCACTACTGAGGAAGTAACTTCTTCTATTGGTAAGGTATCTAACGATGTTCTTCGTAAAGGTCTTGAACTAGCTAAGAGTTCTCAAGCTGCTGCTGTTCCTAAGACAGTAATGGATACAGCTAGTGATTTCATTAAAGCTACAATCAAAGGTAAAGTTAATTATGACTTCCTGAATCGTCAAGGTGATCCTACTGTTCCTCTTGTAACTGCTGATGCTGAAGCACTATTCCAACGTGAGTATGTGCGTGGCATGAGCATGTATGAAAATGCAGCAAAAGCTCAGGAGTATGCACTTGGTGTTGTTCGGGAGAACTTTGACAATCCCAACGGTAGGTATGCTATTACTGATACCACTGGTACAGCTGATCAAGCTGTACGTACTTACTTTAAAAACTTTGATGTCAAATCAGTAGTACCTTCTATTGATACTTTGCGTCGTGATCTTAGTAGCAACGAAAATGCATTGACTGAGATGCAATTGATTGAACCAGCAATTATTGAAAACACTTCCAAGCGTTATAAAGCTACAGGACGTGTGTCTCTACCTCAACGAGCACAAGACATTGCCAATCAATATGGTGGTAGGGTGACTGCTTTGGATGTCTTTAATGCACAAGCAAAGCGTTCTGGATACGATCAAATCCCTATTGATGCACTAGAAAAAGCACAGAAGTCTGTTGATCCTGAGTTCCAACGATTCATCAACTATCAACCCAATCAGACTCGTACTGACATTTCTTTGCTCGGTAGTGGTATGCCTAGCATCTACACTAACCCACAGATTACCAACGAACAACGCGCAGCTTTGAATGTACTTGCTAAGTATGAATCAGGTGCTGCAGGCTACAATGCAGTCAATCAGATTGGTGTGGCTGGTGGTCGTGGTGTTCTTGGCTTTAGTGGTGACTTCCGTAAGATGCGTCAACACGGTGGTAAAGCTTTGACTGACATGACTGTTGGAGAAGTGATGGCTCTTCAAGCTGATAACAATATGAGCAATGATGAGTGGATTGCTTCAGGTCGTCTCC